CTTTCTTCATCTCTATTAACAACTCCGAAATCGTATTTTTTTTCAGGTAATTTATCTAAATATTTCTTTGCAGATAGCCAAAAAGCAGGTTGTTTTGCATATTCTTTCTCTTTTATTGAATCATAATAAGAATTATATAATTTTGCTAATTCTTCTGGTTTTTCTTGCCATTCTTGTTCTATTCTTAAAAAATTCTTTTCTGCAGTCCCTTTACTAACTTTATTATTTATATTTTCCCAAAATATAGAAAATAATCTGCTATACTTACTAGAGGATTTACTGGTAGAGGTAGGGGTAGGGGTAGGGGGCTTTTCGCTAGGTTTTTTTGGTCGCCCTCCTAATTTTCCATTTTCTTTTGATGCTTCAATTCTTTTCGTAATATATAAAAATTCTTGAAGCTGTCTTTCGTTTTGAAAGTGATCTTCGAATAAAATAAAAAATTCTTTTATAACTTTTTCACATGAAATTTTTTCATCTTCAGTAATACAATTTGCAATTCTAAAATAAATATTTTTATCTTTAGGAATACCATTACATTTTTTATTCCAATTCCAACAAAGTAAGCGAATATAAATTCCGATTTCTTGATTTGTTAAGTGTTGCGTTCCTGCAACAAAATCTTCGGTAAATAAATACCAAGCTTTTAGTTTCTCTTTAGGTTTCGAGTTCTCGTCTATAAACATTATTACCTCCATTTTTTAACTGTCTATAAATTTTTAAAGTATATTCATCTATTTTTTCGTCAATCTCGTCTATCGTGTAATCTTTGAAAATAAATTCATCATGTACTTTAGTAATTGCTTTGCTCTGTGCTTTCAACCATAAACCTATAAACTTGTCTTGGTTGTTTTCATCTTCCGGTAGTAAAATTTTTTGATTATTTACTTGAACGACGCGGGACATGTTTATCTATGATTTTGGCTAATTCTTTTAAGCATTGGTTAGTATTACCTTTTACAATAAAATGGGGAGTTTTTAAACAATTCGATTGAATCTGCCATAATTTTTGAGCTCTAGATAATGTGCCTTTTTCATTTTTAAGCTCAACATATAGTAGTTTGCCTTGAGGATATTCAATCAATATATCAGGTGCGCCAGAGCGAAAACCCATTTTTTTAAGCTTTACTTTGTATGCTATTGATCTCTTTCCCTCATTAGCAATATGATAATGACGAAAAAAATAAATCTTTGAAAGTTGATTTAATAGATAATTACAAGCGATCTGAATATCAGCTTCTTTAGTCATAGGGGGCGAATATATCCACCCCCTATATGTAGTATAATTATGGAGGTCATACTACAATTATTCTAAAAGCTATTTATGCCTAAAAAAGAATATTTATATCTTTACTAATAAACGATTGAAATTCAACATTTTTTTTATGTAATTTTTTTACCTTTTACGGTTGAATAACCTAGAAAAATCTGTAGGTTATAACCATGATTAATAATAATAATAATAATAAACCAAAGGAGGTCGATATGTATTATAATTATTTTACGAAGAATGAGTATAAAGGAAAGAATATTGAAATATTAGAAGCTACAGGAAAAACAGGTGGCTTTTGTACTTTCAATCAAGCAATCACTAATGGCTATTCAGTTCCTAAAGGTACTAAAGCTATTGCTAAATTAATCAGACCAATGGTAGATTTAGTAGAATTACCAAACGGTAAAATTGATCATAAACAATCTGGTCGAAAATTTTCCGTTTTTCATATTTCACAATTAGTTAAAATTGAAAAAGTTCAAATATGATTAATAGACTTTTCAAATCTACTAAAAGAGTTGACCTTATCAGAAATGGTAAGGTCACTCACTTTTTTATTATTACTTTTTTAGATAATACAAAAGCTCTTTTTGATAATGATTTTAAATTTATACAAGAGTTATAAATGTTAAATTTAGTAATTACAACATTTGTACATATAGCGATGATAGGTTTCATTCTATATTTCATTCACGAGATTTTTAATGAAAAAAAATAAATATTTTCCTTATGGATATATGAGTACTCAAATTAAGGGATATTGTCCTAGAACAAGAAAACCTATTTTTGAATATACTCATACATTACCAAAAAGAAGAACTTACCACAAAATGTGTTGTAAGATTTTAATAATTTTGCTTCTGCTATGTTTTACGATTTTAATATTTGGTTGTAGTAGTAAACCAATCGTAGATAGCAGGGGCAAATCATCTGCGAATATTCAAGGGGATATGGACAGATACCACGACGACTATTATACATGTGAAAGTCTTGTAAAAGATAACACGAACATTGTTTTAGATAAAACGAAAACAGTATATAATGGTTTGCGTTGGCGTGTATTATGGCTTTCGCCTAAACTAACAACTAGGCAAGATTTAATCAATAATTGCTTAGAGGGACGAGGTTATAATGTACTTAACAAATAATAATAATAGGAGGAACTATGACTAACGTTATAGAAAAAATCTTTGATAATACTAAAGACGGAGCACCAAACTATGCAATAGATTTGATAGACGGAACTCGATTATATTATAGAGGAACCGTATTGAATCCAATGCCAAAATCTGGTGATGCGATAAACTTTACTGTTGTCAATACAAAGACATCTGCAAATGGAAATCAATATACGAATATTAAAGACGTTCAAATAGCAGATAATCACACGACACAAGGCGATAATTATGATCAATCGCCACAACCAGTAGCACAACCTATGATGAATAATAGCAATCTAATTAGTAAATCAGATCAAGCTAGACAAGATATATTTGTTACAGGAGTAGTTGGTCGTTCAATGGGAAGTGGTCACTTTTCGGTTGAAGATATAAACGATCTTACAAAGAATGCAGTTAACGCATTTAATGAAAACCTTAAAGGATTATAAAAAACTCTTTAGGAACTATTGGGGGTATTCTGAGTACGATACCCCCATGTGTTGGGGCTGTTATCAAAAACCTGCTGTCGATATTCATCATCTTACAAATAAAGGCATGGGTGGAGTGAGTAAAAATAGACTCAATAGGATTGATAATCTTTTTCCTGTTTGCAGATCTTGTCATAATATTGCACATCAGCATAAAGACATAAACGAAGAATGGCGAATGAGATTAAAGGAAAAAATAGACAATAAAGAATTTGAGGACAATGAAAATGGCAACTGATGTATATACTTTAGATTTTGACCCTACAAAGCTTTCACATCAAGAGGAAAAGCTAGGATTAGAATTTGCTGATAATGATACTGCGATTGAACTTATGAAAAAAGAAGAAAAGATGATAATCGCAGAATTAACGCTTTATTTTACGAAAAATGGCGGATACAAAAATATTACTGAATTAAATGGAAAAATTTATTCAGATAACAAGTTTAAGGATTTTTTTGATAGATACGAAAAAACCTTAAAGGCAAGGAATCAATCTAAAATTAGATTTGAAACCTTCAAAGCTTTTCGTAATGACTTACGAACAAAAGTTGTTAACGAAAGGGAATTGGCAAAAAACTTATAGAAAGGAGTTTATATGAGCCAGAATACAAAAATACTAAATTACCTATTATCAGGTAAAAAACTAACCCCAATAGCAGCACTAAATAAATTTGGTTGTTTTAGATTGAGTGCGAGGATTCTCGATCTTAGAAAAGAGGGGCATAATATTATTACTGAAAATGTTAATCGTGGCGGTAAGACTTTTGCAGAATATTCAATGGAGGTAAAATAATGTATATAGATAATTATACTATTGAAGTTAAGGATAGAGTCTGGGACGAAAAAAAACGAACTTATAAAAAAAATAAAGAAGTCGTTGCAAAACTTGAAGATTCTACAGGAATTGGTTGTAAAAATTTTGGCAAATTTCTTGATGATTTATCTGACAATCCAACATACAGAGGAACAATAAATGTCAAAATAACTATTGAGAAGGAGCATTACGAATGAGTAAAACAGGAGCTTGGATTTTTGGTATGCAAGAAGATGCGGCCAACCTAACTAAAGATGAATTTATAAAAAAACATGGCGAACATAATGTTGATCTTTGGGTAGAAGTACACGAAGAGCTTGGCGATCTTGAAGAAATGCAATCACAACTCAAAGAAATGCAAACAAAGTTTGATAATGTTGTTTCTAGAATGAATAAAGCTATAGATAAGAAGTTATCACAATGATTGAGCATTTTAAAAAATTTGATAGTGGCGATAAAAGTCTATTGCCACTTTCTTTTAGTCATTTGACTGAATTTGCTTTTTACAGAGAGCGTTGGGCTTTGAGAAGAATATTTGGGTATGAGTTTCCAAGTAGTGCTGCAGCTGAAAGAGGAAAAGCAGTTGAGTCTGGTGTTAATTTAATACTAAATGGACATGATTTAAGTAAAGCAAAAGAGCTAATGATTTCTGAATTTGACGAAAATTGCTCAAGAATTGATGACCCTAATACATCTATTGAAAGAGATAATTTAGTGCCACTTTTAGAATTAGCCGCTTATAAGTTTCAACAGTTTGCTTTTAAATGGGATTTAGTAGGTTATCAAAATAAAATTGATGTTTTTATTAAAGGAATACCTTTAATAGGTTATACTGATTTTCAGTTTGAAGATAAGAAAACAAAAGAAAATTTTTATCTTGATTTAAAAACATCAAAGACACTCCCTCAACAAATATCTATGTCACATGCTATGCAACAATCAATTTATAATAGAGCTACAAATGCAAGGCAAATGCTATGGTATCTTAAAAATCCTACAAAGACTAAAGGTGCAGAGTGGAATAGTCTTGAATTAGATGATTATCAAAAACCAATGAAAATAT